ATGGCGCACATGGCGGCTATGGCCCGGATCGGGGAACTGGAATATGAGGTTTCGCGGTTGGAAATGAGAATCGCCAGTCTGGAAGCCGAGAACAAATCTCTCGAAGCAGAAAAGAAGGCACTTGAACAGGAGAATACGCTGCTATCCCTGATCGGTAACAACCATCAATCCAAGTAAGGGGAGTGTTATACATGGAACAAAAGAAAGTCCGGTTGCCGCGCGAAGTGGCGGAGGCGTTGGAGAAGATTTTGAAGGACGAACCTGATCTTGATAAGGATAGACAATTCATTGTGTGGAACTCAGCACATGCACCTAACAAATTTGATAGCGGACCATGGGGTGTTCTGTATGATTTCGTAGGTTCGGGGAACATCTTCCTTCTGGCCGACGCCCTCCGTTATGGCTATGTGATCGACGAACCGATCCGGGTGGAGATTACGACGGAACAGCAAGAGAAGATACGGCGATACTACGAATCCATCAGCAAAGACGACGAAGAGAGCGAAGAGTTTAAGCGCGGCGAACAGCTCGGATTCCGTGAAGCATACGATCTGGCTGGAATCAAAATCGACGGGGTGAATGCGTGATGGATGAAAAGACCATCACCCTTACCACGGAACAACTGGAAACGCTCAAGGCCGACATCACCACGCAAATTGTGAAGGAACTCACCGGAATGGACTTGCGAACCGTGCAAGAACATCCAAAGCCGCTGCATGAAATCTGGAAGAAGTACAAGAAGCCGCTGTACGAGAAATTCGGCCCCGTCACCTACGCGCAAGTTTGGGATTGCATAAGGAAGTTAGCGACGTTCCGGGCTGGTCACAGATATGTGCGGGACTTGCTCCCGAGCGAGGAAAAGGATGCGGCTGAATTTGCGGAATCCATCTTAATCCAAATGGGTGTTGAAGCGAAGGAGGAAAAAGCATGAACCGTGCAATCTTAATCGGTCGCCTGATGGGTGAATGACCGATGAAAAAAGTGGACTACTATCCGATCCCCAAGACTTGTATATACTGTGGCAGTCTGGTCATATTCACGAGCAATTCTGTGATCTATGGCCGTGAATATGGGAACGGGAAGTGCTACAAATGCACGAAATGCGATGCGTATGTAGGCGTCCATACCGGAACCAAAGTACCGCTCGGCAGACTCGCCGATCGAGAACTCAGGGAATTGAAAAAAGAATGCCATGCGCTGTTTGATCCGGTGTGGAGGGGTCGAAAATTGACCAGAAAAATAGCTTATTTTCGACTGGCGCAAGCGCTCGGTATCCCGTCCAAAGAATGTCATTTCGGTTGGTTCGACAAAGAAATGCTGCTTCAGGCAAAGAAGATTCTTTCAAATCCAGATTGGTACAAGGAGGTACGTAGATGCTCAACCGTGCAATCTTGATTGGCCGCCTGACGCGCGATCCGGAGATGCGGTACACACCAAACGGCGTAGCAGTCACAACCTTCACTCTGGCGGTAGACCGGCCGTATACGAACAACGGCGAGAAAGAAGCAGACTTCATCCCCATCGTCGTCTGGCGACAGCAAGCCGAAGCATGCGCGCACTATCTCCGCAAAGGCAGTCTGTGCGCGGTAGAGGGCCGGATTCAGGTGCGGCACTACGACAACAACGAAGGCAAAAGGGTGTACGTGACGGAGGTTGTGGCGGACAATGTGCGGTTTCTGGAACGGGCGCAAGAGAACAGCGGAACGCAGAGCAAAAGCAACAACAGCATGAATTTGTACGGTGACGATCCGTTCCGGGGTGACGGGAAACCAATTGAGATTTCGGCAGACGATCTGACGTTTTGATGGGGTGATAGAGTGAGAACTATCACTTTCCAAGAATCCGTCCAATTGGTCCAAGAAATCCTCAATCAACCACCCGGAAACTGGACCCATCTTCTGAATGGGAAACCCGTCCGAGAAGTGGAACGGTGTATTGTCGGCAAACATGGATTCGAGATCGTCTTTTTCCGGGCGGAAGATTATTGCGGACGGTGGATAGCGGAACAGTTTGACAAGCGGGCAAAGCCGTATGTGCCGGAGCCGGAGCAAATGACGTTATGGTGAGGGAGGGGAAACCATGGGCGACTATCGACGCGAGATCGAATATTTCCACCGCATGTGGGCCAAAAACACTCCACGTTGCCCCGGATATGGGGAAGCGGCGGGAAGGTGTGACGGCATACCTCTGGATGGTCGAAGATATTGTTTTGAATGCTCACTGAAAGAATTTTCAGACACCCAAAGAGGGAGGGAAAAGGAATGACCTGCACAGAATGCGGACGACCATATGAACCTGACCAGTACCTGATCTACTGCAACGAATGCGGCGAAAAGGCAGAGCGCGAAGACTTCGACGCGGCGATGGCATACGTGGAGTTTGTCGTGGCGTGCGAGAGGGGAGGGGAAGAGGGATGAAATGCGTCCTCTGCGGACATAACATTGACCCTTATATAGCCCGACACAACACAGGCGTTGACGACTGCTGCGACACCTGCTCCATTGAGCGCAGACAAGAATACATGCGCATGAAAGGCGCGGTTGACGAATCCACCGTCTACGGCAACGACTGCCCCAGCGGTTGGTGCGAGATGTGAAGACGCGTCGCCTCTACCGCCACAGTACCCGCGTCAGCAGCGAAACCGGGGTCGCCTATAGCGCGATGATCGGCGATCCCGGCCCTACGCGGTACAAAACGGCGAAGGATGAGATCGCGACGATCCTGCGGCGGCTGACGCCGACGGAGCGGCGGGCGATGTTGGCAGAACTTGCGAGGGAGGAGATGGGACAATGAACAATATCGATCTGGCGATCCGGAAAGCGATCGCCGAGAACAAAGACAAGCGATTGTCGACCGTGAACATCGTCAGCGCCGTTTTGGATCGATTTACGACAGACGAAATCGTGGAATATTTCCGTCGCGATCATGAGACGGCGCTGCGGTACTACCTAGAGCAGCAGATCGCAGGAAAATACATGCAACCGGTGTCGCCATAGTGCGATCACGGATCAAAGAAAGGAGCCTGAACCATGAACAAATGCGAAAAATGTGGGGCAATCGGAGCGGAGCGCGTCAAGCGAGTGCCGCTCCCCGACGGCGATACTTTTACCCTGCTTATCGCTCGTCACCTGTGCAAAGGATGCACGCAGGAGTTAGCCGAAGCGGCACAACGAGCGCGGACGAAGGCGAACCATCTACTGAAAGGAGAAGGGCAATGAGTGAGTATGTGCGGAAACAGGCGCTTGTGCAAGAAATTAGCGGAAAAATTGATTGGTTGATCGGACGAAGCGAAGACTACCGGTCGTGTGGACACGAAAATAAGGCCTGCGAATTTTCAAAGGTTATTAGTGAATTTGCGTCTTTAAGGGGAAGAATCCAATCCGGCGCATTTGACGCCGATGAATCCGAGGGTACATGGAAGGCGACAGCAGAAGTATTGGGACGCGAGAATGCTCAACTTGACAGCGAAATCCAGCGTCTGCGGGCGGCGTTGGAATCTCTCCCAGATAAAATCATGCAGATTAGCCGATTCGCCGATACCGAAGAATTAACCTTCCCCTTGGAAAACCCTACAGCAGAGGAACAAAGCGAATGGTTAGACGAGTTTCTTGACCGCCTTGATATGCACGTTCGCAACATTGTAGACAACGAGATCGAAGCCCTCTCCACCACGAGCGAACCGACCAATGCGGCGAAGGTAAAACGGATTGAATGCCCGTGTTGCGGATGTGAAATCAGCATCAACGCACCGGAAGGAGACGGGAACGATGTATAGGCTTGTGCGAAGATCAGACGGCGCAGTTCTCCAAATTTGCGAAGGAGATTTTCGGGAATTTTTACGGGAAAAATATGGTGGATATTTCGCTGTAAAAACAAAAGAAGGTATTTTAAGCGGAGCCGCACGTTATGACGTATATTGGGAAGAAGTCGAGGAAGGAGACGAGAACGATGCGTGACCGAAACGGTAGGAATATTCAAGTCGGAGACATCTGGGAGTTTCATGGGGTCAGATACAAAGTCGAACGTGACGAAAATGACAAACTATATTTTAAAAACCAACATAAAAACGCCACACCTGATGACCACATTCCCGGGAGATATTCTGAAGAAGGCATCGTGGTGGATGTTATGAAAGGAGACGAGAACGAATGATTCGGTTGACAGAAGTATGCTACGACCATCTAGGAAATCCATACGAAAAATCCATCGTCGTTCCTGACAATATCGTGATTAAAGATGAACCAAGCAACAGAATTGGCGGAGGAAATTGTAAAATCGTCGTTCTAGGTGTTGGTAAATACGAAGTGAAAGAAACGTTTGAAGAAGTCGCCCGCAAGGTGCTGGAATATCGGTTGTCGATGGAACGGTATCGAGCAATTGCTTCAGCGGAAGCACAAACCAAAGGAGAAGAAGCCAAAATGTTGTCATGGGCAAGGGAGAATGAAAGATCGATCTTAAATCAATTCGCCGGATTGGAGGAACAAGCATGATTGAAAAATCAGCTATACGCCCACCACTCGAAACACCCGAAGATTTGTTCGCTCTCATCAGGACGATGCCGGATCAGGATCGATTTAATTTTCTCGGCATCATGAATCGCTTGCAGAAACGGAAAATCACCGTTAAGCAGGCAATGGAGGAAGTAAAGGCACTACTGTTCAAAAACGGGATATTTCTAGAGGAACCGAACCATGACTGACCAGTTCCTGAAACTCGGTGATGACGTGAAGCACAAGTATTTCAAGCTAAAATCGCTTGTAAAGCGACGGGAAAATTATGTCCCTCAAAAGTATCAATCTGTTGGCGGTGTGTGGACGGTTGATACGTACAAGCTAGGCCCCGTTACAGTCCAGATAATGGATGAGGGATACTCGGCAAGGCTTTTTACAAGGCCATCTGAATTGGATGTGTTCGAATTCTGTCGGGGCAATGAAACGGTGTTAGAATTTCGAGCGGGGAGCGCAGATGATTTAGCCGCCCTGCTGGCGGTGATGGATAGGGGAGAGGGAGAGTGAATACCAAACGAAAGCACATATGGGACAAATCTGGCGGAAAGTGCTGGTATTGCGGTTGTGATTTGCCCGAGAAAGGATGGCATGCCGACCACTTCGAGCCGATTCACAGAAAGTTGAAATATGACCAGAGGCGCGGACTTTATACCACCGATGAATGCTATCATCCAGAACGAGACAACGCCGATAACAAGGTTCCGTGCTGCGCCTCGTGTAATATCCAGAAAGGGATGTTATCAGTAGAGGGTTTTAGGAAAAAGATCGCCGGATTCATCAATAGTTTAAATCGGTATCACACTCAATATGTTGTGGCAAAAAAGTACGGACTTATCAAGGAAACGAACGGACAAGTTATATTCTGGTTTGAAAGGGAGAAACTTGCCGGATTGGAGGAACTAAACAATGACTGATCGGGAAAAGACACTGACGGAGATTAGGGAAGCGTTGGAGAAGGCAACGCCGGGGCCGTGGTACATGAGTAAATTGGCTAAAGGTTATCTTATGGCTAATTGTGGATGTTCTACGAAAGATATTGCTACATTCATCGAGTACAACGAAGATGGCTCTGTTCATGTGGAGTTCGATAACTGGGGAAACAATGCCCATCTGATCGCCAACGCCCCCGAATGGCTAGGTTTCCTGCTGGACGAACTGGACAAGCGGGACGAATGCACGAAAGAAAATCCATGCCGAGAATGCCTGAAAATGTCGGTTGATGGATACAAGGAAATTGTTCGAGAACTGGAAGATGAAAACCGGAAGCTACGGAAGGAACGAGACAAGCTGATCGAGGTGTTGCGTCATTACGCCGATCGTCGAAACCATCCCCCGTTTTGGCTGTATGATGACGGCCAACGCGCCCGCGACATCCTCAAAGAGATCGGGGTGACGGTGGAATGAAAAAAGTCTGCAAACGACATTCAGACAACCCGGTGATGATTTACCACCAATGTGCGGGGTGTGAGTTGGAATGGTTCCACCAAAAACTGGAGCAAAAACAACAGGAGATCAAGCGGTTGGAACAGGAACGTGACAAGCTGATCGAGGGGTTGCGGTGGTATGCGGATGCGAAGAATTACAGGCGAGAGTTTCGCAGCCGTCATGGAACGTTGGTAGAACCGGCAGAAGCGATTTATTACGACTGCGGCCAAAGCGCCCGCGAAATCCTCGAAGAGATAGGGGTGACGGTGGAGTGAGCTGGATCAGCGTCGAAGAGCGGCTACCTAGAAGCGGCGATACTGTGTTGGTGTACTATCGGCGCGGCGACTATAGGGGAGCGGATATCATGCGATACATTGGCCGCTGGCTGACTGTTGATCCATTGGTGGAGGTCACCCACTGGATGCCGGAGCCACCGAAGGAGAGCGGGAGGGAGAAAACGGATGAGCGATCTTGATCTGCTAGAGAAAGTGGAGGGGTGAAACATGCGAATGCCTATAGTAGACTACTTCAAATACTTCCCGATGGCCGTAGAGCGTGGGTAGATGACCTGATTAGGCGGTGAGGACATGGCATGGATAGAATTGCATCAGGCAATATGGACGCATTGGAAGACATACGAACTTGCCGAAATGTTGGGGATCGACGAAACCTACGCCGCAGCCCATATGATCCGTTTATGGACGTGGGCATTAGATAATGCACCGAACGGAGAATTGACCAATCGTTCCTTCTCGATTATCGCAAAGGGCGCTGGATGGAAAGGTAATGCAGAAGAATTTGTCCAGTCAGCGATTAAAGCTGGATGGATAGATTCAGATGGAGACGAAATCCATCTTCACGATTGGTACGATTACGCCGGAAGATTGCTTGAAAAACGAGAGGCGAACAAAGAACGTGCGCGTAAATCACGCGAACGTACGCGCAACGTACGCGCAACGTACGCGCAACATTCGCACAACGAATGCGCAACGAATGCGAATGTTGCGGGGCTACCTAACCATACCATACCTAACCATACAGAACCAAATATTAATCTAGTAGGTGGTGTAGTAGACGAGCCGATCCTCGACGAAAATTTCGCAAAGGTCTACCGGACGTTTGAACAAGAGGGATTCGGCACGATCTCACCACTTTTGAAAGACACCATTGACCACCTTGTGAATGACTACACCGCCGAATGGACGATCCGTGCGATGCATGAGGCAGCGAAACAGGGAATCCGAAAAATGAGTTACGTCGAAGGGATCTTGAGACGTTGGAAAGCCGAAGGCGTGGACGAGCCGTGGAAACAAGAGAAAGTCACACCATTCCCCAAACGTTTCTCCCGATCCTCTACCAAACCGCATATTCCGGTAGTAGAGCAGCGGACAGGCGGCAAGGCGCTTTCGGACGACGAATTGGCAGAGGCCTTGAGACTGGCACAAGAACTTGAGAGCGGAGCGTGAGAATATGGCATATCGGAAAATGAAAGACGAGACGATGGAATCTATCTTCCAACTATGGGAACTGCATCTGTTTCGGAAAATCGAAGCGCTGGAATTTCTGATAGACCAGATCATGGTTGACATGTCCATGTCGGGATACAGACGCGAACAGTCACGTTTGTTTATCGAAAAACACATCCAGGACATGCGCGAACAAGCGCGTGAAAAGCTGGAGAACAAACGGAAGAAGGTGCATGCAGTATGATTCCAGAAGAAAAGCGACCAACGTGTGGATGTGGAAGAAAGATGAAGCTGGTTAAGTATGTTGGTTACTACGATGAGTTTTTATATTGGGACTGCGATTGTGAGATCGAAGATGAGTTTCACAAGTGGGAACCTGAAATTGAGTGGAGAGGACAATATGCAGGATACTGAAAGTGGGTGAGTATGGAAATATCATGAAGATGGTCATACCCGGAACGCTTCCCGGACTCAATGAAATCATCAACCAATCGAAATCACATTGGAACGAGTACAGGACGATGAAATGGGATTACACCATGCTCGTTAAGATGTGTGCTCGTGGACTCAATCCGGTCGAGCAAGCGGACTTTATCATCACATGGTTTTGCCCGGACAAACGCCGGGACAAAGACAACGTCATCGCCGGACAAAAGTTCTTGTTTGATGGGCTGCGGGCTGCCGGCGTCATTGAAAACGATGGCTGGAAGCAAATCCGGGACATCACGCATCGGTTTGAAGTGGACAAGCTTAATCCCAGGATCGAAGTTGAGATTATCGAGGTAAAGGAGGGGGAACATGGACAGGATAAGCGAACTGCGTGAGGAACGCGAACGGCTCAAGAAGCGTCTTGATTGGCTCGGGGTTCGTTCGACCGGATCCGATCGGATCGAGGCGCGGATCAGGCAGATTGATGCCGAAATCACGTACATCGAATCTAAGGCATCTAGCAAGCGTTCTGACGCATCATAAACATCGGTAGATAGATTGGTCATCCAGACATCGAAACGCACCACAGAAGCCAAAATGAGCGGTCTGGTAATGAGATAAACCAGACTCCATAGGGGAGGGGAGAACAATGTGCAGGGAACCGCCGTACCCAATACATGGACAAAAGTGACTTTCAGAAAACACAAGATATCGTGTCAGCATACCACATTTTCCCCCACAAACACAACATATATGGTATAATGGGGAATGAGACTATGGACAAAAGTGATGGAGGTAGAACAATGGAACACATCGAAGATCGTGTACAAGAAGCCCCTGTGCCCTTTGCGGTGGCTGGTGTCGATCTCGACGGTATGCCGGTCGAAGTGGTGGAACTGATCCAATCCGTGGTGCTGGCCGACAGACGGCGGATGATCGCAGAACACTTTGAGGAAATCAAGAGGCTTGAAGCAGGCGCAGAAGAAAGAGAACTGCAACTTCGCCGCCAAAACGAAGAACTGCAACAGCACATCAAAGAGTGCGAAGCCGTTATTTCGCAGCAAGAACTTGAGATCAAGGATCTTACCGAGAAACGGGATGCGGCGGTTGCGCAGTATGAGGAAGCGCAAAAGGAAAAGCACCAGCTTGAAGAAAAAATCAAAGATCTTGAAACCCATATTGATGTCTTGCAAGAAGAAGCTTTCTCGTATGTTAGAGAGATTGAGCGCCTGAACAACCAAATCGACGACTACCAAAAAGCAAAGGTATGGGGCGAACGTCAAGCGCAAAACATCATCGACGTTAACGAAGTCGAACAAGAAGAAATTCAACGCCGTGTAGAAGCTGTTCGTAAGCTGTACGTGAGCCGTGATGACACATATGGAACAATGTCGATTCTGTATGACGAACAAGGCAACAAGCATGTGGTTCCGCGCTCGCAAGCAGACGAACAATGGGCACCTATTGAAGCCCCGGCGCTGGTAGGCGGTGAATCCTTTCGCACGGAAGATCCTTCGGCTGACGCTGGAAACGGTGGGATTTCTGATACCGAAGAAGCGGTAGGGTTTCAAGCGCCGGAAGCGCCCGTACTTTCCGGGGCCGATCATCACACCGCTAACGGAACGATGGATGATGCGCCGGTTACGAGAGCAGAATTCGAAGAACTCAAGGCGCGGGTAGATCGGTTGGAGCAACAACAAGCAGGAGCGGCGGCATGAACCTGATCGACCGGTACAAACTCTGGAAGGAACGGCGCAGATATAACGCATATCGGCGTGAAATAAACAGGGTTTGTGAAGCATTGGAAGCAGGCGAGGACATCTATTGCGGGTGGAAAGGAGGATTCGCATGGACCGTGAAAAAGTGGTGGAACTCCTTAAAAACTACCGTGCTTATGTGATCGCGCTGCGGAACTATAACCGGCAGACGAGCGACGAAGCGGAAACGAATCCGTACATGTCAGCCGCAGCGTGCCGGGTGACGCTCTACAGCGATACGCCGGTTGGACGTGGCAGCGGATCGCGTCCGCCCACGCTCACAGGGGGATGGAGTCTGGCGGATCATCTGCACTATCAATCCATTGTGGACGCGGTGCAGTACATCACAGAGGCGCTTGACGCGCTGACAGCGGACGAGCGTTCAGTCATCGAACTCAAGTATATGGACGGACTGACGCTTGAAACGATTGCACAGCGGAAGGCGTACAGTCGCAGGACGATCCGACGCATACACTCAAGGGCGCTGACGAAGCTCGAAATCGCTCTGGGATTCGTAAGGCTCCCGGAAATGGAAAAAGTGACGGCATAACAAAAGACCCGCCTTATTCGGCGGGTTCTTTGTATTTTCCGAGTTTGTTTTTTCGAGCGTATTCGTCGATTTCATCGATGTTCCAAAGAGGCATCCCGTCTACGGTGACGGTATAGGGTGCAGGAAAATCAGATCGTTTGTGATTGGTTTTCGAGGGTTGTTTCATCCGTTCCCACTTGTTATAAATGTTCTGGCGGGTGGTTTCCAGGATGTCGGCAACGGCTTGATATCCGCCAAGAGGTGGGGTTTGGTTGGTCATGGTGTTCATTCCTCTCGCATATCAAATTTTTCTATATACGGGTTGTGATACTGTTCCTCTAGTGCTTTTCGGTCTGCTATCGCTTCCGCAAGCGTGCGCCGTATGGGCCCCCAAAGCGGTGGTTTCGCCACAGGAGCAGCGGCAGATATATGCCGCCTCGTTCCAGAGTTTTTCCGGGGCCTCTACCATGACCTCAAGCTCGCCAAACCGCTGACCGGGCGAGATTTGTTGTCCTTTCAATAACACCACCTCCACATGCAGGTTGAGCGGAGGCCGCCGAAGCGGCTGGCCGGCATTCTCGGCCTCGTCCCTAGCCCTGCTGATCAATATGTCGAACCAGTCAATTCTTGAAATAATACGGCTTCCGACAATGGAAATCGGTAGCCTTTTTCGTAGCGACCCGTATAGCATCTGCAACGGGTCCACTAGGTTCACCTCCTTTTTTCCATTTTCCTTCATGGAACCAGTTTAAGACTTCGAGATCGGCGACCATTTCGCCGGTTTCGTATTTAATCCAAACGCTGTTTGTTTCTTCTTCGTGTGTAAGGGAAACATTGATGTCCATAAGTGATATATTTCGAGGAATCTCCCCTTCCTCGATATTATCTTTGATGTCGAACACCGCCAATTCGAACGGTGTGTGATAATTCAACTCGTCTTTGTCGGCCCAAAACCTCCTGGAAAGGGGCCGTATTCTTTTGACTCGATAGACATAGTGCTCGAAGTTTTTGCGATGATGATATGTACTAATGATAATGTCGTTTACTTCGAGCACGAATAACGCATGTCCGCCGCATTTCGGTCCGCGTTTCGGGATATAAATCGGTTTTTTCGGGGAGCCGTCGGCATTCGCTATGAGTTGGGCCGAACCTGTATTGGTATGGCCCCCTCCAACCTCCCATGCGGCATGGAGGCCGCGTCTCGTTTTTTCAAGTTCCAGGTATATTTGGTCCTTGAATTTCTTTCCCGTCCAAATTGCATTGTGGTATACAAACATACACAACCATCCTTTCAATTTGATTTGCCTGCTTTCCGCAGGTTGAGCGCCGCGCCCCTTTCGGGGCGGTCCCGGCTTTCACGGGACTGGGCCTAGCCCTGCACTGGTTTCAAAATTACTGTCTTCTTTTTGGTTTTAACCATCAAATAACCATCGTGAGAAACGTCAAGCGTATAGAATTTTTGCGTATCTTCATCCCAAAACGCTACCTCGCCTCTTTCCGTGCAATACACGACAAATTGATCCGGAATTTCATACTCTTTCGCATCTTCCAATCTGTCGTATATATACCAGTTTTTCCAACGATCCGAACGGTCAGCCAGTATGACATACTTTGTTCTTTCGCCGGGAAAATACGGACCCACAGCAACCCTGAGACTCAACGTTTTCGGCATGATTTTCACACCTCCGTGGTTTTTTGCGGCTTCCCGCGACTCCCCGAAGGGAGTTTCGGCAGCTTGCCGGGCTGCCATCGTCAGGCGGGGTTAACAGGTGGCAACGAATCAATGAGTCTGATCAGTTCCTCGGCTTCTTCCAACGCTCCAGCAGTCTCGACCTTCTCGCGGCACCAGAAGTTCCGATCCATCAATGCCGCGTCGCTCGGATCGACGCCCTTCGCTTCCAGCGCATCACACAGTTCGTTATAACGCTTTACCCATGCTTCGGTCATTGCGTGAACACCACCTTGTTGAGATCGTGGATGAACTGCCGGATCTCCGGATCCTTCCACGTGTCCAGCAGTTGTTCTTGCAGGCGCTGGATGTCTTCGATTTGCGCGCCGCGTTCTACCCGTTTCTGTGCCACCCGAAGAATTGTGTTTTTGGCAGCATGCCGGTAGATTTCGGCATAGTAATGATCTTTCGCCTCCATCATGTCCGTAGTGGTCATCACCGGGTATTGCTGATCTTCGCAATGGCTGTAGTAGTACACGCCGTAACCATTGCTGTGCTCCACCAGAACGATTGACAACCCATCCGCACCGTAACCTTCACGCAGGACCTTCTTTTCAAGAACTTTCGGCATTTTCGATTCCCTCCAAAATGTGTTATGATGGAGGGGCAGAGGCTACCGATATTCTCTGCCCCGGCCCTCGTCGGTGTGCCAGACCGGCGGGGGTTATCTTGTTTCTGGTTCCATCATACAACATTATGTTTACCGTGTCAATCAGAACAAATGTTCTATTTCAAAAATTTTTTGGAGTGTGCGAAAGTTGGCCTCTTTTTGGCCCTATACCCATGCTATAGTGATACCGTGGGGATCGGGCGCTGACCGGGCGTAGATGCAGACGCCGGTTATCTCGACTCTGCGGCGTACCGTGCGATCACCTCCTTTTAACGGTGCGCCTACGTTAGGTGATCCGCGCAAGCTGCCGCCGAACATGTGCCGGGTAGCCATTCCCGGACCTATAGCGAACCTTGCGCGTCACACATACCGCCGTACCGTCTCGCGGAAACCTTCCTTGTTGGAGGTAGAGCGGGGCGGATTCCTAGGATGCGGCGGGGTATATCGCGACATGCGCCGGGTAACAGCAAGGTCAGCGTAATGCTGGCAGCGTCATTCGGACGTGGGATCCTTGCTCCGGGGGTCGCAATCGCCGCCACTATATCCCGAAACCATGACCTCTTCGGTCGTGAGGAAATCCTTCCTTCCAGCGTGGGAGTCGGATAGGGAATAGGGCGGTGAAATCGGTGAATCGCCCGTTGTCTCCGTCGTGATGGTTTTACCGTCCGCCTGTCACGCTTATGCGTGGCGGGTCAAGCGGAGGGGGCGGGCATCACATATCCAACGCCGGTAGGCCGGCACAGATACTTCCCTGCGCAGGAAGATAAGGGATCGGGGATAGCCTGGTCGGGGATGCGGTGGCGGAAGAGAGACGCACTGTGATTAGAGAGGGCGACTACATGAGGACACACGGCGGGCAAAATGTCCAAGGCTGGTAACCAGTCCGTAAGAACCTTGGTTCCGTGCGGTGGCCGAAGTTCGAAAGTTGCCGTCCATGGGAGAATGGCCCATGGCCGCATTCCAAAAGAACAGTTCCAGCCGAGCCTCTGCTTGCAAGCGTAACAAGGCTGGCCGATATACGAGGGATGGGGTGGCGCCGCCTCATTCCTCATACATACCACAGTCCGCATATCGCGGGCTTTTTTGTTTGGTTGTAGATACAAGATGTAAGGAGGTATGAGGGATGGCTAGGCGGAAGAAAGCCGAAGCATCAGTGACCAACGAAATCCAACATGCGAAAAAACGCGCTTTTCTGGCCGCCTATGCCGAATGCGGTACGATTACACAGGCGGCGGAGATAGCCAACATCGACCGATGCACACATTACGAGTGGCTGAAAACGGATCCGATCTATGCGAAAGCTTTTGAAGACGCGCATCAAAAATCCATCGAACGTCTTGAACAAGAAGCACGTCGCCGGGCCGTGGAAGGCGTCGAAGAACCGGTATACCAGGGCGGGAAAAAGGTCGGTGTCGTCCGGAAATACAGCGACACGCTGTTGATTTTTTTGCTAAAGGGCGCAGCACCGGACAAATACCGCGAGCGCGTACAGACCGAGCACACCGGCCGTATCGACTCCAACATGACGGTGACACATGACCTGCGCAAGCTGTCGGCGGCAGAACTGGCGCAGCTGGAAGCGATATTGTCGAAGACGCAGGAATAATATATAGAGAAAGAATTAGCCGAAACACAGAAACGCCGAAATCCCTTGATACGAAAGGGAAAGACGGCGTTTTTTCGTGTGGTAAAAATACCACAGTTTCGTGGTAAAATTACCACTCCCCAAGGGGGTGACATGTTTGGCGATCCGAAGAATTTTTATCAGCGACCGAACTGGTGAAATATTGCATTACGGTAAATCGGAAAGGTTTACCAAAAAGATGACGGAGGTGTGGCGGCACGTGTACAAGCAGGATATTTTTACGGCGGCAGAGGAACGGATTTTGAACCGTCTGGCCGAATATTTGCAACTGAACATGAACGCCATTGTATCGCCAAGCGGTGACTACATGAACATTGAGCAGATGTCCAAGCAAATCGGCATGGACAAGTCGAAGATGCACAAGACAATGAAAACACTGATGAAGAAAAACGCCATCGGTATGTGGAAATCCGGCGACATTACGGCCTACTATATGAACCCGTTTTTGTTCCAGTGCGGAGACGTTCCGGAATATTTGTTCCACCAGTTCGATGACGAATATCACAAGAAAAAGAAGCTGGAGCATGCGGAACGATTTAAGGCGGGAAAGAAAGTCACGTCCATCCTGAAAGCGACGGGATAGCATGAAGATTCCCACACTTGAGGAAGTCCGACAGGCGCGAGCCTATGCGGACTTTTCATATTTCATGGACTATGATTCGTCGTATCAAGACAAGCCCGGCCGGCATCTGGACGTGCTGGACAAGGCACTGCAAGACGTGTCCGAGGGCCGCATAAAGCGCTTGATCGTCGCCATGCCGCCGCGTCATGGCAAGTCCGAACGGGTCTCGAAAAAGTTTCCGGCGTGGCATGTGGGGCGCAATCCCGGCGACGAGATCATACTCGCATCGTACTCTATCGACCTTTCGCGGGGATTTAGCCGGATCGCGCGGGATACGCTGATGAGCCATTACGCCGTGTTTGGTGTTAGAGTCGATCCGCAAAACCAATCGGCGGAGTCGTGGGGCATCGAGGGATACCGGGGCGGCGTAACGGCTGCTGGTGTAGGCGGACCGATCACAGGCCGTGGCGCAAAAATCGCCATTGTGGACGATCCGGTTAAAAACGCCGAGGAAGCCAACAGCGAGGTCATGCGCGAGAAGATATGGGAATGGTACCAATCCACCCTATACACCCGTCTAACGCCTGACGGTCGTATTATCATCGTCATGACGCGGTGGCATGAAGATGATCTTGTCGGCCGACTGCTCAAGAAAGAACGCGAAGAAATTGAAGAAGGCACACACACCGGCGACAGATGGACGGTGATAAACTTTCCCGCAATCGCGGAAGAAGGCGATTACCTCGGAAGACAACCGGGTGAACCGCTATGGCCGGAATTTGGGTTTGACCTCCAACGTCTTAGTCAGATTCGGCAGGACGTTGGATCATACGTCTTCAACGCGCTGTATCAGCAACGTCCGAGCGCGGCGGAAGGAACGATATTCAAACGCGAATACTTCCGGTACTTTTCCGAACAAACCATCGGCAACCAGCAGTATTTCGTGCTTCACGGCGACGTGGAGAGGCGCTATCGCAAAGAGTCGCTATGGTGCTTCCAGACGGTGGACACCGCCAACAGCGAAAAAACGATCAACGACTACTTTGTAGTGTCCACGTGGTACGTCACACCGACGCATGATCTGCTCTTGTACGACGTGTACCGCACGCATATCGAGGGGCCGGATCAAAAGCCGCTCATGCGCGAACTGCGGAACAGGTACAGACCGCGTTTTCAGGCGGTCGAGGACAAGACGTTTGGGACCAACCTGATCCAAGAGATGCGCCGGGAAGGTATGACCGTGCGGCCGATCAAGGTTGACAAGGACAAGGTAACGCGCTCGCTTGTGATTGCCGCCCGGTACGAAGTCGGCATGGTCTACCATCGAGAGGGTGCGCCGTGGTTAACCGACTATGAGGACGAACTATTGGCGTTCCCGCGCGGCAAGCACGACGACCAGGTTGATACGGCGTCGATGGCGGGTGAGATCGTCCATGCGCTGCCGCCTGTTGAGCGTGAGGACAAGCACAGGACGCCGGCGCATCGGTTCGACGAGGATATAGACGAGGACAGCGCCGGATATGACGGCTTTTGGTGAGGTGAGACGATGGACGCATTAACCTTGATGCTTATATGCGCCGGGATCACCATAGCAGCGATCAGTACCGTTTGCATGGTTGTGATGGTGCGTCAACAACACATGATCGACGTTCTGACGGATAAGCTGATGGCGCGGGATTACGGAGAGTATCGGCGGAACAAGGGTATGCTAATGGTAGAGGAACGGGAAAGCAGAAGGCCGATGAGTTTTTATGATGATCCGGGGATTGAGGAAGAAGCGCATTGATGCGCTTTTTTATTTTGCGTAAGGGGGTGACCGCGTGGCTGTAATGGACAAGGTTAAAGAGGCGTTTGCCGGGGTGTTTGGATCGGACGAATCCGCGCAACAAGAGCCGATCAACACACCCGAGCAGCAAAAGCTTGTCGATATGGCGCTCAACGATTACAACTATTTCAAATCCGAGCGCCAGAAGTACGAACCGATCTGGCGGCAGGAGCAACGGTTCTATCGCGGCGATCACTGGCACGGACTCCGGCCCGAATCGGTCAGTAAGATGCGTCCGAACTCGGTAGATAACGTGGCGTGGAGCCAGATAGAGTCCATCACGTCCAAACTGTGCAGTTGGATGCCTTACCCGGAGTTTGAGCCGCAAGAGCCGAGCGACGAGAAAAAGGCAGCCGATCTCAACGACTACATGCCGTATGAGTTGAGACAGATCAAGTTCCAGCCTAAGCACATTCGCGCTGTGCGGCGAATGGTGATCCATGGCCCGTTGATCTATAAGGTGCTGTATGACCCGGACGTCGAAGGCGGATCGGGTATGTACCGATGGAGGGGCCAAAACGACATCGTTCCGGTGGACTTTGCGACGTTCTTCCCCGATCCGCGCATAAGGGACTTTATTGACCTGCAAAAAGGCGCGGCGCACATGTTCCACTTCCGCAAGCCGATCGAATACTTCCGGGAGCGTTGGCCGAAGACGGGCAAAAAAGTGCAGCCGGACATGGACGATGCGGACGTGCATATCTTCGACGGCGAATACTCGCCCAACGGATTCAACGCGGATCGTGTACCGGGAAGCGCAGGATCGGCCACAAACAAGACGGCTGGCCTGATCGAGTATTGGTACAGAGGCAAGCCAAAGATCATGACGCGAGAAGACAAGGAACTTTTTTCTGAACTCGCGCAGGACAAGCTTATGCAAGGACTCGACCCGTCCGAATACCTCGCCAAAGCACAAGGTAAGATGGACGGTATACATTGCCTCTACGTCACGGTCGGCGGCGTTTTCCTTGAGCACAAAAGTTACGTCTACGACCACGGCAAATACCCGATTGTAGCGCGGACACTCTTCCCCGACGAAGAAAACCCGTGGGGCAAGGGCTACATGCGCGACATGATCCAACCGCAAATTATGCTCAACAAATTCGCAGAGATCGCGGTTGAGACGATGGCCAAGCAAGGTAACGCGGCGGTCTTGTACGAGCCGGACGCGATACCGAAGATTGAGCGTTTCCGCCAAAACCGCAGCCTGCCGGGTGCGCTGCTGGAAGTCGCGCGATTGGATGGCGTGAAGGAATTGCAAGGCGTCAACGTCCCGGAAACCGTGTTTAAGGTCATGAACTACTATCTGGACATGCTCCAGAAGATTCCGGGCCAATTTGACAGCGCCAACGGACAAGCGAACCCCAATGTCACGAGCGGCGAACAGGCGAAAGCGCTCATTGGAGCGGCGAACGCACGTCTTACGGTCGCGTCACAATTGATCGAGGACGCTTTGCAAGAAGTGTTTGAAATGTACATCGCGAACATGGCGCAATTTTACATTGACGAGCGGATCGGGCGCGTGACGGGACGGCAAGTGAGCATCAGCCGGAGCCGATTGATCAACACGATGCCAAGCGAGGCGACGTTGATCGACCCGACGACGGGCGAGGAAATCACCGTTCAGGTGATGGAGGAATACGTCCCGAAATTCGATATTGCGGTCAAAATCGGCGTCGAGAAACCGACAGACCGCGAATATTGGATTCAAACGGCGTTCAATCTCCTTGCCACGGCGGATCCGACAACCGGAATGCCGCTTATCGACGGCGAGGCTGTACGGTACGCGGTGCAGAACGGTCGCCTGGAACCCTTCGACATCATCAACCAGAGGATGCAGCGTGAACAACAGATCATGCAGCAGATTCAGCAGCTTCAACAGCAGAACCAACAACTCCAACAGCAGATGCAACAACTCGCCGGTCAAGTCCAACAGTTCGATCAAGCGAAAATGCAGCTTGAAGGCGAGAAAATCGCCACGGAGCGCATGAAGATCGAGAGCGAAAATCAGGTTGAAATGGCGAAGCTGGAGCAACAGCGCCAGCGGGATGCGCAAGCGGCGCAAGCTGCGTTGCAATTGGTGCAAGGAGGGGTGCCGATAGGTTGAGAACAGCGAAAGTTGTCGCGAAGTTCGTCCGCGTAGAATGCGAGTGCGGCGAGCATTTGGTGAATTTGCTTGATCCAAAATGGAAAAAAAAACGCGACAAATACAGCGCTAGTACCTGTGTGGATTGCGGGAAACCGCTCGTCTGTCGAGGGGAAGACGGGCATTTTTACTTTGTCGGAAAGAGAATCGAGTAAAGGAGTCACGGACATGCCTCTCAAACGCGGATCGTCGAAGAAGACAATCAGCGACAACATCAAGAAGCTGCGCGAAGAAGGCTATCCGCAACGACAAGCGGTGGCTATTGCCTTGAATAAGGCAGGACAATCAAATAAGAAAAGGTGATTCGGGCCTTCTTGAACTGGGCCGTGGGCGAGACTCCTACGGCCCTTATTACTGCCGCCTGCCATAGCGGATCTGAAAGGAGAATCAATCTATGAGCGATCAAGTTGCCAGCCATAGCAACGAGACGCAAGCATACGCCCAAAATCAGGCCGTAGAGGACGCTTTTAAAGCATTTGGTCTTGATGTACCGGGCGAACAAGAAAACGCCGCAGAAGACAATTCTGAGGCTGTGGAAACGGACGTAACGGATGCTCCCGCCACAGAGCAAAAACCCACGTCCAACGTCATCAAGGTCAAGGCGAAGGTGGACAAGGAAGAACGGGAGTTTGAACTGACCGAAGATCAACTTCCCGAATATGTGCAGAAAGCCTATGCCCTTGACCGTGAACGGCAGAGGAAAGCGGAACTCCAACAAGCCCTTGACCGAGCCGCCAAACTCGCAGGGTTCAAGGATCACGCTGAATACCTCGCCAACCTCGACAAGCTTGAACAGGAGGCGCAAAAGAGGCGTCAAGACGAATTCGAACAGGTACGCCAACGTCTCCGCGAACAAGCCGAAGCAGCCGGGCTTGACCCGGAAAGCGTCGAAGAATGGGTATCGAAGCATCCGGATTTCATCGAGGCACAACGAATCAAGCAAGAGGCACAGGAACGTGCACAACGTGAGTCACAAGAGCGGATGCAGCAGGAATGGACGGCGAAGTGGGAAGCACTCTATACCGCCTATCCTGAACTGCGTGAGAGCGCGATAGCCTTTGCTGAGGGCGGTACGCCTGATTGGTACACGCCGGAGATGCAAGCGCGTATCGAACGCGGGTATGATCCGTTGGACGCTTACGAACTCGCGCACAAAAACGCCATTATCGAGCGCAACAAACAGATGGCAAAGCAACAGGCCCTAAAGGAACAGCGCTTGGGACTTCGCGCTCAAGTGGAGACAGACGCCGGCGGAGAGTTGGAGCCGGAGGTTCCGCAAGAACTCGCCACGGCGTTTTCGCTTTTCGGACTTGATCCGAAAGCTGCAAGAAAATACGTGAAAAAGTGAGGGATTTCAAATGGCACAAGGTTTCCGTTTTGCCTACAACCTGTACGGCGCACCTGAACGCCGTATTTCGCACATTCTCGCAACCAATTCCGAAGCATTCACGGCTGGTGAAGCTGTGAAACTCGCAAGCGGTCGGTGGACGAAAGCAGGCAGCACCGATGCTGTTGCGGGGTTTGCCGCGCAAAATCTCGCCGCTGGTACGAACCAAATCCTCGAAGTGGTTCAAGCACGCGAGGGTGACGTTTGGGAAGCGCCGTACTCCGGTACGCCGAACGCCGGTTTCGTGGTCGGCGCGAATGCGGTAGCTGTGGCATCGGACGGTCTGTCCGTGGACTCGGCAACCGTTGCGAGCGGCCCGTTTGCAATTCTCGAAATCAACACCAACAAGAAGACGTGTCGGGTCATCGTGAAGAACCGGCAACTGTCGTAATGAGGGGGGCATAAGACGATGCAAACGAAACTGCTGTGGGATAAAGACGTACTGGAACCGGTATTCCGCGAACTCTACACGCGGGAAATGAAAGACCGGCCGGACTTCATTCCGAAACTGTACGATGTCCAAGGATCGAACAAAGACACGGAAAGCATCGAAATGATCGGCGGCGAAGGCTTGATGGAGCAATGGAAAATGTCTAACAATCAAGTCTTCTACGATGACGTAAACGAACTCTGGCAAAAATACTTCCAGCACGAAAAGTTCTCGCTGGGCCGTGAGATCGACCGCGACTTTGTGGACGATCTCAAACTGACGGCTATTCGTGACCGCATCCGTTCGATGGCTGACGCGGTGTACAAAACCCGTCAATATCAAGCCGTCGAACTGTACAATAACGCCTTTACCACGTCCGGCGTAAACTTCCGTGGCCGCTCGTACAATTCGGCTCTGCCGGATGGCAAGGCGCTGTGTGCGAATGACCATCCGTACAGCCCGACCAACAGCACGGACACGCAATCGAACTACGGCACGGACGAACTGTCTATTGATTCGTGGGACGAAACGGCAGTAAAAATGCAAGAGTGGGTGGATGACCGTGGCAACCTGATGGCGGTTATGCCTGACACGCTGCTTGTTGCTCCTTACAACGCTCGCCGTGCGTTCCAAATCGCGGGTATTCCGGGCAAGGGCGAAGGATACGAACCGGATGCGGGGAACTTCAACATCAACATGTACGAAGGCCAAATCAAGGTCATCATTAACCCGTACCTGAAGAACCGTAAAGCATGGTTCGCTATCGACTCCAAGCGCATGATGAACGCTTGTAAGTGGTTTGACCGCCGCAAGCCGGAAAACGGCACGATCACGGACTTCGACACGGAAGTTGCGAAGTTCAAGGTGGTAGGCCGCTGGAGCAAAGGTGCAATCGACTGGTCGTTCGTATTCGGCCACAATCCGCAATAAGGATGTGATCCGAAATGGGACTGACAAATTTTGAAGGTATCGGCATCAAGAAGTTCGGACAACCTCCGGTGCCGCTCGTGACCGATCTTATCAACCATGAGGAAACGTTCAACCCGCCGTCTCTCGCAAGCGGCGCGGGCGCGGAATCCAGCGATATCACCGTTACCGGCGCTAGACTCGGAGACAAGGTGGAAGTAACGGCACCGTACAGTCTGCAAGGCGTTATCGCGTCCGGCTATGTCTCGGCTGATGACAAGGTCAAAATTTCCCTGTTCAATCCCACAGGCGCGACCGTCGATTTGGCGGAAGGCAAGTGGAAAATCCAGGTGAAGCGATGGTAGAATGGACGGTTTTCACGCCGGGACAAAAGCCGAACGCCGGAGTCAAAAAGATTCCGTATGTCCCGCAGCAAAAGTCATCGGATGACATGACGGACGCCCAAAAAGAAGGCGTTCGCGTGTGGAATCTGATGCGCAAAACGCTGCTGGACAACGGACTCATGGAGGAAAAATGAGGGGGCTTAAAACCCCCTCTTTTTCTGTATAGGAGGACGCCATGAAATATCATCTGGAAATCGACGCGCTCAATGCGCTTGTGGCAGAAGTACGGAAGACAAACGAACTGCTTGAAAAGCTGTTAGAAAGGGGATCGGGAAATGTCCTGCATGAGAACGAAGAAAGTCGAGGAAACGACGCCCCTCGGCGCAAACGACACGTACACGTCGCCGGTAATCAAGACGGAAATGTACAACCAAATCCGGGGCCTCGTCGAGGTAGACCAGCAAGGCACGTTGGAAATTGAAGAATCCGAAGACACCGTGAAGTGGATCAAAACCGACACCATCACGATTAATTCGGCCACGTCTAGGGCTTTTCGATTCAACTGCAACGCCTATTATGCACGGCTCAAATACACCAACGGGGGCACACCGCAAAACACGTTCTTTCTTGTGGCCTTTGCCGATCCGTTCAGCGTGTGAGGTGGTCTAAATGGCTACTCTCGAAGAAATCCGGGCAGTAGTGGAGAAAGAGACGGGGCCGCTTGAGAATGAATGGATTGTGAACTGGTGCAACGACTGCAACGCGGATATTGAATCCCTGATTTTTATCCCCGCCACTACCTATCAAATCACGATCAACACAACAGACACGGAATATCCGCTACCCGCTGATCTCAAAGAGATCAATCGTCTGTGGCTTCAAAGTGACTTTGACAACGGGATTAATCGGGAACTTAAGGTAGACTATCGCATCTACGGCGGAAAGATTCAATTCCCGCGTCCGTTCCCGTTTGTGGACACACTCAACGTGGACTATTACAAATACCTGACCGTGTTCAGCGACATCACGGATTCAATAGAGCTTCATGACCGGTTCATGCCGCTGTACACGTCCTATTGCGTGGGACGGTATTATGCGTTGTTCAAGACACAGCAGGAAATCGGAGAACTGATGGCACGGCGGAATTACGAGAGAGCAGCTGTGGCTTACAACTCGACAAAAATGCAAGTGGTGCAAACCTATGGATTTACCAATCCCGATCTTTCGGTTAGGGAGCGCTGGTGATGATTTATATCGTTTCTTTCAGCCGCGAAGTGGACGAGAAGCGAGTACCCGTAACAGATGAGCATGGACGGGAGATCACGCTTCAAGTCGAAGCTCCTACCAAAACCATGGCGATGAAGGCCGAAAGTGTTGTCGCATTCTGCCAGGAGAACAATTGCAGGATTAGGCGGGTGATGTAATGGCAACGGCAGGCGATGTCATTACCTTGGCGAAAACGATGAACGCCATGGATAATGAGGAATTGGGCAACGATACGCAGCAGACGCAGAGTTACTTACTCTTTATCAATCGTGCCCTAAAGGAACTCGCGCATCTGGCGTATCGGACAAGGGTCAGCGATCCGCTCACGATCACCGAGGACGGATTCCAAACGTTCAAACGGAACAACACGGATATTACGGATATGTACAGTCCTTTGCGGATTCTCGATTCGAACGGAAGACTGGTGAACAAGCGTTCCTCCTTCGACATCGGAACTGGATGGTGGCGGGAATCGGACGCGCAGGCGATCCATACGAAGGGTTTAAGCGGAGACTACACGCTGCATTATGTAGGGTATCCTGCACCAGTCACCGAAACCAACAGCGTTCTTGACTTCCCGGAAGCCGGTATCATGGGCCTTACCTTTTGGGTGATCGGGATCGCCAAGGAAAGCCGAAACGCCTTCGATGAGAGCGAGGCCATGTACGCGAGAGCGCGGGAGCGATTCAAAGTCCTGGTTCTCGCCAATCAAGTGGCAAGAGGCGTGACGCCGAGCGGATATGTTCCGAGCATCGAAGATGTTGACCGAGGATTCAAGTTCTAGGGGGTGGAGGGATGCCGCAACAGTATTTTGCGCAGGAAGTGAGGACGTTCCTCGGCCAGAACACCGCGCAGAACCCGGCAGAATTGACGTTGGGTGCGCAAGCGCTGGCGAAAAACGCCGTCATGCGCGAGATCGGGACGATTGGAAAACGCGACGGTTCCAAGCCGGTTACCTCGTCCGCGATTACGGGTCCGATCCGCCATCTGACGCAGTACAAGAGCAGTACGACTGCCGCGCCGGACCTTCTGGCCGCAGCGGGAACGACGCTGTACAAGTTCAATGGGACGAATGCACTCACGCCTCAAACTATGACTAACGCACTTGTAACCAGCGACATCTACACCGAGGATTTCACGACTGCGAATCTCGCGTCTCGTCTTATTATCGCGGATACGGGGAGTTTAAAAGAATATGACGGGTCAACGGTAAAGAATATCACCCCGGCACCGGATGATCCGTCTCCTGCACCTGCAAACGCCCTTCCCGATATAAACATCAAGGGCAATAAGTTCGTATGGGTTTATTCAGGACATGTGTTCGTATCTCCGGGAACGAACGAGATGTTTTATTCCAAGCGGTATCATTACGACTACTTCCCGGAGACGCAATTTTTCCTTCTTGTCCGGGAGAATGATTACATCAACGGTCCGGGTATCGCTTTCAACAATGTATGTCTGATCCCGATGCGCAGGGGATGGGCCATACTTACGGGCGAGAATTTCGACAACTTCGAAGCTGACAAGTTCCTGAACACCGTTAATGGCGTCATTTCGCCAAGGGCCGTAGCAAAAGTCACGTACCCAAACGGCTCACAGACAGTCGCCTATCTTTCGGACGATGGAGTACATGAAATATTCGATACCGGAGCCATCGATACCGGGGTACGCCAGTACTCTACGCGAAGTCTCATGAGCGACAAGATTGATTTCCTCGGGGTAGGCTTCACCGAATCCGAGAAAAGTCAAGCCTATATGGACTTCGACCCGCAATCGAATCTCTTGAAATTGTGGATCACACGAGATTCAACATACTACTGCTACGTCATGGACACGCGGGACCTGGAATGGCGCGTGTGGACGTTTCCATGGGACGTAAAACCGTCATTGGTTTTTAACGGCGTGTCTTATTTCGCGGGGGCAACGGGACATCTGCACAAGTTCGACGAGAATCTATACAGCGATTGGAACGATGCTGGTCAGACAACGGGAACGCCTGTGGATTTCGACGTTTATTCGGGGCTTCTCAGCTTCGAGTTTAGCGGTCATCCGTCATATCTCGATTATCTCTTGATCGAGGCCAAACAATGGAATATCAAATCAACATTGGACGTGTCGCTTATCTATTCCACAGGCACCGTCGATGTTCCGGCCGCTCTCAAGAACGAAATCTTCGTATGGGGCGTATCTGCTTGGGCCGAAGCGGAATGGGCTAATACGGATTACACAAACATCGTCAACCACGCGAAAAGGTTGATCTTCAAGAAGAAAGGAAAGTATTTTCAACGTCGCATGAGAAACAACCGGAATGAACCTGTTTTGGTTTACAGAGAAAAGTATATCGGCAGATTATCCGGTAAATAGGAGGGGATCACATGGCTACGGGTCACGTGCCAACAGCAAATATCAACGCGCTCTATACGAATACAACAGCAGGAACAACCGCAGACCCTAACGTGATAGATGCAGCAATACAAGATATTGTATCAACGATAAACTCAAACTGGGATGAATTCTCTGGTTATCGCATTACGATGAACGCGGTAGACGGTGGTAATTTCACTGATTCTTTTGGAATTACGGATGGAATTATTGACGGAGGGGATTTCTAATGGCGACAAAAATTCAGTTTCGGCGTGGGTTGAAAGCGAATCTTCCTGTTTTGTCAAGTGGTGAACCTGCTTTAACGACGGATACTCTGGAAGTTTATGTAGGAACGCCAAGCGGAAACTTGCTGATCAAGCCTTCACTGAACACGATATCTGCATTCCGGGCATATCAAACTGATGTTCAAAGCATTCCGGCTGGCGTTTTGACAAAAATTTTATTCAATACAATAGAATATGACAATCGAGGCGAATTCAATATAACGTCATCAAAGTTTGAGCCTGTTGAGGCGGGGATGTATTACATTCAAGCTACTGTGACATGGCCTCTTGGACAACCGGATGGCAACAGAACAGTTCTCTCCATTTATGTCAATGGAGTTGAACATACCCGATTGGCTGCTTCCGTTACAGGAGGAGCAAAATCTACTGTATCGGCAGGAAGTACAATTTTGAAGCTAAATCAATCTGATGATGTTGAAGTATATGCAATGACTGAAAATGCAACAACTCTCCAATTAGGAAACGGATTAACTTATTTTAGTGCTGTAAAAATCGGGTAAATGTTGTAAAATTATAATGAGGTGGTGAAGATGTTTATCGACAGCTTGGCGAAAATAATCCTATCGCTTCTGTTATCCTTATCACAGCCTGTTGGCGTTGTCATGGGGGACAGTATTGCCGAAGGATACCCGTTGTTTGGAAGGCTGAACATCAAGGAACAAACCATTCAAAACGACGATCAGCCGGGGCAAATATCATATGAACTAAAAGAATCGACGGGTATCACTTGGTACAACCATGCTATACGGGGACAAACGACCGTCAAGATTCTTGAACGTTGGTGTAGAGACGTGTTGGATGAGGATTGTGATCCCGGCGACGGTTTCAAAGATACACTTCCTGTCAAGCCTCGGTTAGTCATTATATCAGCAGGGATAAACGATGTTTATAAAGGAATAGACATCGATACGACAATAAGCAACCTAGAATCGATGGTTACCAGTGCCAAAGAGAACAGTATGGAGATCATCGTTTATACCCTTCATATCTACGACGAGAAGGACGACGCAACTCTCCAAAAAATAGACGAGATTAACGAATGGATTATCCATACCGTGCCTACACTTGGAGGACACGTTTACAGATACGACCTCTTTTGCGAGGAGAACGAGGACAATCGAGAACAAATGTTCATCGACAATGTTCATCCCAGTAAAAAAGGTCATCAAGAAATTGCGAGAGAGTTGATCGAGGATTTTCCGTTTTTGGTAGACGGAACCAAGTAGTTTGCGACAAACTATGGTTGCCAGTCTAATCCTGCTGTGATATGCTTACAATAACAAAGGAGAGTGCGCCAACACTCTCCCCCGGTATAACACTTTAGGTGGGATACCTCCGGGAAAGCCCGAAAATAACCCGTTCCTTTGGCGCGAACCTGGGCGGGTTATTTTCGTTTGTTGATGTAAGTCAATAATGCCAGAATGAACATTCCGAACATCAAGACTTCCGCAAACGAAAATTGCATGGGCATCACCTCCAACCGGAGGCGATACTTCCCACCCAAGCGGTTATACCAACTCTATTATACCAAAAGCATCCGTTATCGGGTGCTTTTTCTATTTGTATGGGGGTGTGAACATTGGCACTTGTGGTCAATTCGGGATGGTCTTCGAAGGTCGATACATCGAGAGTACAAGTTCCGAAAACATCGTCTCAATCTTCGTCCATCGGTACATCAACGAAAAGCACAACGTCCAATAAAACCACAACGCCTACTCCTGCGATTCCGCAGACCGTAGCAAACGCCGCAACTTCTCCGGGAACCGCTCCGGCAACGGGATACGGCGGGGCGACATATGGAACTGATGCCGCAACGAACCGGGCGATTGAAGCGAATCAGGCAAAGATCGCAAGTGATGCTGCGTTCCGCCAAAGCGAGATTGAACGGACGTTGAAGGTTATTGCAGAACGTCAGGCGCAAGGGTTGGATACGAGTGCGCAATACAAGTATCTGACTCAAAATCTCGGATACACACCACCTTCACAGAGTCAGACACCAGCCCCGCCCATGCCACAAAAAACCGATCTGCCAGCATACGCCAATCCGACCGGCTACTTTAATCCGACGACCATTCCACAAGGAGACAGAATCCCCACCTACACGCCTACGATGCCGGTACGGGACCAGGCGGCGATTGAACGGTACGTCGATCAACAGATTGCGGCGGAACTTTCAAGACAGCGGATCGCGGCGGATCAGGCGATTGCAGCGGGTGAACTGGCGGCACAGCAACAACTTCAAGCACTCCAAACGCAGTATGACCGTTTGCGTCAAGACATCGGAGAGGAACGGACGCTTGAGAACCTTTCCTTCCAGCGCAACGCCAACCCGTTCAGCGGACGCACAAGCTACGATCAAGCCATGCTCAACCGCGAACGCGCGGAAATGGACGCTCAAATGGCAGCAGACTTGGCGACGAGACAAGCGAACATCAATCAAAATCTCGCACAACTTCGGAATGAGATCGAAGCGAAGTATAAAGCGCTGCAAGATACGTCCGGGGCAGAGAGAGAACGTCTTATCCGTGAGATCATGGCGGACGAAAGGGCTTATGAACTTGCGCTCCGGGGTGAACTGCGGGCGGATATCCTCACAAATGCTGACCTTACGAATCAAGAGTTTCAACGGGCGCTGCAATCGTATCTTACGAACCGTGATGTGCTCGAATCCGATCGGAACTTCAACTACCAACGCGAGCAAGACCGAATTCGGAACGATGCGATTTATGGCGGCATCTACAACGGCCAGCCGACCGCAGAGCAACGGAACATCCAATGGCAACAACAATATCAACAACAACGAGACGCCATTTTGGATGACCGGTGGAGACAGGAATTTGAAGAAGACCGCCGCCGTTATGGTGAGCAATTCGCCTATCAAAAGGCGCGTGATGCGATCCGGGACGAACAATGGAAGAAAGAGTTTGACGAAGACGTTCGCCGCTACGGCTTAGACTATGCGCTCCGCAGACAAGAAGTCGTGGCAAGCATCGAGAACATGCGGGCGGATAATGCACGACAGGCAGCTGCGGCCCAACGTCAAACGTCTTCAAGCAGCCCGAACTTGAATCAAATTATCAACAACATTAACGCCTTGTACACCCAATACAACAGCCAGACGGGCGGCCGGTCGATCACGGATCGAAACGCAATAGAACGATACATCCTCTCTTTGAACTTGCCGGATAATTTGACGGATCAATTGTTGCTGTATTATGGCATCCCGACCCGGTAGGGGGTGAGATTTTGGCAAGCAAGTATGATGATAGGCGGAAAGAACTTGGATTAAGTTCTTCCAGCGATGCGGGATCAAATTCAATTCTCGGCGATCCGAACAGCAAGTATTACCAAAGGCGCCGGCTGCTTTTTGATCCGGTTGAACGGGAGAAAGCGGAACAACGCAAGCAAAAAGTCTACCAAGAAAAGCTTGATAAAGCCGCTGACTTCTCTAAACCTTTGCTTTTGGGGAATGTCGTGCCGCGTCCTGAACCGGAACCTCCTGTGATGGAAACCCAGGAACCGGAACGTCCGAGCGGCATGGAAAGAGTCCGAAACGCTGTGTCGGGACTTCTTGAGAACTTGAGCAAAGGACTTTCCCCGAAAACCGCTGTTCCCGCATTGCAACAAGGCAGAGAGTATGTGCTTGAGTCAATGGATAAGGGCGCAGCAGGGTATGCTGACGCCCTCACTTTTGGCGCTGCTTTACCGGTGGCGGATCGCGCTTCCCGTGCGCTTGGTGGTTCTGGGATAGACCCGGAATGGCTTGAACAGGCCCGCCAAAGCCCGGAGTTTAAGGTCGGGGAAGTGTTGGGCTATCTTCAACCGGGCGCGGCGATTGAACGCGGCGTCACGACTCTCCTTCGTCCGGTGGCGAACAGAGTCGGGAACATCGCGCGAGGCGCAATCACAGGCGCAACGGCCGGAGCGTTGGAGACGGCCGGACAAGAAGTGGGTGACGTGCTGTTCCGCGGTCGGGAGTTTGACCCGGAAAATATCGCGCTTGGTGCCGGCATTGGTGGAGCTGCGGGGGCGCTTGTACCGGGTGCAGAGAGACTTATTCAATCACTCCGTCAACGTCCGCTTAATCGTGAGATTGAAAACTTCATTGAAAATATCCAACGTACCGAGACGCCTACTGCGCATCCCTCTGAACGGATTGTGCGTCAACTCGGAGATCAAACCGAGCAGATCACGCCGGCTCCTTTACGTCAAGCGGATGAAGCGATTGAACAAGCAACAGAGCAAATATCCGCCGAACCTGTTCGTCAAGGCTGGTTTGAAAAGCTGTTCGGCACACAACCGCTCGGGATCGTCGCAAATGCTCTCCGTGGCGGACGAAACACACTCACCACGGAAGGACAGATCGTTGATAAACCCATCAAGAAGACGGCTCGTGGCGTTGTAGGGGCGACAAAAGCGGCCGCACGTAATGCGTATCAATCCTTCGTGGATATGAACGCGCCGATCAAAAAAATTTCCCGCGAAGCATACGAAGCATCCATTGACGCGAACCGGGCGAATCAATTAGCTAATGTAATCGTGACTGATAAGTTCGTGAACCCACAAGGACAAGTGTTGGGCGAAGGGTTACAGGGAATCGTGAGAAAGGCCGGACGCGGGAATTACAACGCCTTTACGGATTACCTGATCGCCCGTCATGCCTTGACTCGGATGCAACGTGGGGAACGTGTCTATGATCCGAAACTCGGTATGACGCCCGAGAAAGTGGCGAAAAGAGTCGCAGAGTTGGAACGCCGTTATCCTGGATTCCGCGAACTCGGTCAAGAGTGGGACCAATATTACAAGAACATCCGCGAAGTGTACGGCGTGGAAGAAGGACTCATTTCCCGCGAATTGGCGGACATTCTCGAACAACAAAATCCGAACTATGCTCCGATGCGCCGGCAGTTCTCGATGGAGGAAAAGTTCAAGACAGGAATCGGACAAAAGCAGATGTTCAGCGGTCAGAAAGCGCCGATCAAGGAAGTCAGCCCGACCGGATCCGCGCGGAAGATCGTGGACCCGGTACGCTCCACTATCGAGCAAACCGGAGCATGGGTACAGGCAGCGATGAGAAACCGCGTCATGCGGATCATTGTGGACGAAATTCTGAAAGACCCTGACGCCATGAAAGGAGTCGCAGAGATCGTCCAGCCGCCGAAAGGATCGCCGAATCTTCGGGAGCTGATCGCCAAAGAGGGCGAAGATGGATTCCTTGAGAATTTGGCCGAGGACTTCAACAAATTGTTCCAACGCCAGCGCGTGGACAAAGACAACATCGTTCGGGCCATGGTGAACGGGAATCCGGTCTATGTCAAAGTCCACGATCCCGAAGCCGTCAAAGCGCTGCTCGGTATGGGTGCGGACAACGCAAACATGGCGCTGCGCATTACAAACGCCTTCTCGAACGCGATCAAACAAGGTGCAACCGGCGCGCTGGCTCCGATGTTCGCGGTCAAGTCCGTCACGATGGACACGATGCAAGCGCTCATTCAATCGAAAAATCCGCTGCAACACGCGGGCTATCTGATGGGATCTATCATCAGTTCGATTGCGGACGCGCTAAATATCCCGGTACTCCGCAACATGGCGCAAGACTTCTACCGTGCCGGCGGCGGTTATTCTGCTGCGCTCCGGGGAGAAAGGGGATTGCGGAAAGGCGTCGAAAGCATGCGGCTTGATCCGCTCTTGAGCGGTCGGACCATCGCCAAAGGCATCGGTAAAACCATTGCGGCTCCGTACAAAGCGGCTCTCAAAATCGCGGATATATCCGAGAACATTAACCGGATTGCGGCGTTCCATCATCGTCTGCGTCAACTTGGCGGCGAACGTACTCCGGAGAACATCCGAGACGCCATGAACTATGCGCGGGAGATCACGATCAACTACAGCCGGCGCGGACGGATGGGCCAAGGTCTGGAATCGCTGATTCCCTACAACAACGCGGCAATTCAAGGCATGTACCGGTTCGCGAAGGCGTGGAAACAGAACCCGGTCAAGACAGCGGCTATGGTTGGTGTTGGTGTACTGCTGCCGAAATTCTATGAGTACATGCAGTTCCACGATGACCCGGATTATCAAGCGCTTCCGGCCCGTGAGAAATACCGCAATCTCATCATCAGCAAAAACCCGGACGGCACATTCAACAAAATACCGCTGTCGCCGGAGTATAACGCATTGGGTGCGCTGATGGTGGACATGCTGGAGGCATACAAAGACGGCGATCCTGATGCGTTCAAGGGGGCTGCTGATGCGCTCGCCAACGCCTATACACCGCCGCTTGTATCCGGCGCGCTGCAAGGCGTAACGCAAGGCGGTGGGATTGATCAAAGCCTCGCAGGAGCCGCGTCGTCCACGACGTTCGCGCCGCTCACAAGCGTTCTGGCTAACCAATCTTTCACCGGTGCGCCGATTGAGCCGATGCGGGTACAGGATCGTTCGCCGCAGTATCGCTATGATGAGCGGACTTCTGCGGTAGCAAAATGGCTCGGGGAAAAGCTCAACTGGTCACCCATGAAGATTGATTACGTCATCCGTCAATATGGCGGTGATCCGGCAAGACTTCTTCTTCCGCTCACGTCTGAAGTCGGAGCCGGCCGGCAACGCGAAACGCTGCTGCGCAACTTCATCGTTGACCCGGTGTTTACGAACAATCTTCAAAACGACTACTACGCCGGCAAAGAACTTCTCACGCAAGCTTACCGGGACAATCAAGAAATGGGCGCACCGCTGCCGGAGTGGTTCGACGACGACCTTCGCAAACTGGTCACGTCCCAGGCGAAGAATTCCGTCACGAAACGTCTGTCTGCATTGCAAGAACAGAAACGTCAAGTCAGCGTAGACAAGTCGCTGTCGGCGGAGGAAAAAGCACAGAAGCTGCGTGACATCCAACGTCAAATGAACGAAATCTACATCGACGTGAATACGAAGATGGCCGAAGCCGGCGTACCGCTTCCTCGGAGGTAGGTGATATGAGCATTAAAATGATCGTGCGTTATTGTCTGATCGAGCACATTCCCATTGAGCAAAGCCCGTTCCATCGTGCTATCCGCGCATTGGGGATGGAGGACGCATCAGATCGACTATCGTATGAAGTCGAAGTAGGGATCGAACCATGTACGACTACCTTCTCGAAGTCATCGGATCATTCCTAAGATACGGTGCATCACCCACGGCGCTTGTGCTTTCCGGTCTGGCACTCTTTCGGACTCGGAGAGTCAAGCGCCTTATTTCTCGCCATTTTCCATGGCTGTTCCGGGATGATGCCGATGTGCTGAATTACAAAGACCGACAAATGCGCATCGAGGCAAAAGTCGATGCTATCGCTAATCATTTGGGGGTGGATGCGTGTGGTCAATTCGTGATTGGGACCGATGGAGCGACGAACTCAAAGGCATTGTCAAGATCATTACCGGTGGATATATACCGGGGAAGCCAATACGAAAGGATGATTCTGGTGAAAAACAAATTCAAAAGCCGTAAGTTCTGGATGGCTGTGGTGTCTGCTCTCTTGGTGATTCTTAATGACGGTCTGGACATGGGGATCGACTCGGACACGGTGCTTGCTTTCGCTGGACTTGTAGCATCGTGGATCATTGGTGAAGCTGCGGTAGACGCAAAGCGAGCCGGCAGCAACGAGGTGTCGAAAGCGGAAGAAACGTACCATTGAGGGGTGCGCTATGTATCAAATCCAGAAAATCCCCGTGCCCAACTATGGGACAAGGGGAAACCATAAGCCAATTGCCATCGTCAATCACATCACAGTCGGTTCCAAACAAAGCGTCATTAACACGTTCAAGAACCCGGCCAATGCCGTATCCTCCAACTTTCTTGTATGCCGAGACGGATCAATCATTCAGTTCGTGGATATCCGAAACCGGTCACACGCCAACGGATATGTCCGCAGCCCGAAGTCTCCGCTTGTACAACAGATGGGTAATGTCAACGCCAATTATTACACCGTCTCAATCGAGCATGAAGGATATGAGGTACGAGACAATCAAACGGGGGAACTGCTCGAATACCACGGCGTAAAAGGCGAACTGACTGAGGAACAGTATCAGGCATCTTTATGGCTGCATAAATACATTCAAACCGAAGTCGAACGCATTTATAAGGTCCGCATCCCGCTCAACTCGCATCAGGTGATTGCACATCATCAAGTGGATTCGCAGAAAGGTACATGCCCCGGCGTCAACTTCCCGTGGAATCGTCTCTATGCTGATCTCGCGCGGATCGACAATATGACGTTGGAAGAATACGAGGAAGAAGTGCTGTACAAAAGGACAGCGCGTGGATTGTCGGCCGACGCCTATGCTTTCCTTAACCGGATGTACGATCTTGAGGAAAAGGCGCAGGGTTCGAAATACGAAGCTGAGGCCAAACGAAAAATCTTGCTCATGTCTCCGGTGATGGGACAACTCGGACTTTCTGCGGATCCGACCGTCGAGAATATCATCCAGCGCATCAAGGAAATCGAGAAGGCGGCAATCAACGAGGGGAAGTGGCAGCAGGAAGGACTCCGCAAGTTGAGCATTGCGGTTGCTCATGCTAAAAACGTGGGGCTGATCCCGTGAGGGTCAGCCCACTTTTTTGTATAATGGAGATAAGACAATAATTCACTAAGGAGGATCGACATGAACAAGATTAGAGATTTGCTTATGCAATTCTTGACCGATGAACAGAAAGAACACGTTAATCATGCCGAAGAATTACTGGAAAGTAACATCAGGCAGTACGAAAAACTAAACAATACAACCTTAAACGAAAGAGAACGTCACATTTACGCCGCCGCTTACTGGATCGGAAAGATGGATGGCAGGTATGAATCAACGCGAACTTGACGCCGAACTATGGAAGAATGGAATATGCGAATGCAAAGCGGCGGGAAAGTGGAGATATAAGCAAGTCGGCCGGCGCTATATCCTCATTTGTGTGAGGTGCGGCCGGCCGAAATATTGGCCGAATCAGTATCCACAAAACAGATAACCTGTAGATGTTAATTCATTAACACCAACAGGTTATCTGTGTATCTTCAAGAAAATTTTCAGTTCAAAGTCATCCAATCGCTGGTGTTTTTCCTTTCGGTACTCCGCATGATACATGATCGACTTGAGCAGCGCATTTTTTCGAGCCGGATCCTTGGAACGTTTATAAAGGCGGATCACGTTTGTTATATTCGGAATGATGTCCTTCTGTGCCTTTACGCGCTCTTGTTCATGATGCAATTCCTCATGAGCTTTCACTATCGCTTGTTGGGTTTGTTCAATTCTGGATTGTAGGTTCTGACTCCGCTCTAGAAACACGTCTTCTGAATAAATTCCCCGTTCGAGAAAGTCATACAATCGTTCCTTCTGTTGCTCCAATTCTTTCAGTTCCCGTTCAAGCGACTGGATCACTTGTTCATGGATTTCAACGTTGGAATCCTTTTTCTTACGATGCGAACTCCATTTGATCTTGATGTGTTGCAGTTCTTCCTCCAACGCTTGAATCAGTTTCGTTTCAACGTATTCAACCCGTGAACTCTTGTTGTCGCAAAACCGGTTGTAACATTTGATATGGGGAGCTTGTTTCGTGTACGGACGCAGCACCATCGAATATCCACATTTCCCACATTTTATTAGACCAGCCAATGGATTCGTGACGCCGTTGATCAATTGATAGGGGACATGATATTTCGACTTCAATCGATCTTGCGCCTTGCGAAATAATTCCTCATTGACGAGTGGTTCGTGTTTCCCTCGGACGCTGATCCATTCGCTTTTATCTCTTGTTCGGGTGTCCCTTCTTTTTCCGGGTGTCCGAGATTTCTTCTGTTCACGCTTTTTCCATTGGATCAACCCTATATAGACTTCATTTTTGAGGATCACCAATACACTCGGGGATGTCCATGTTCTGCCTGTGTACGTCCGAATCCCCATTTCATTAAGGCGAGCAGCGATCTTGCGCGCTCCAATTTCCTCATTCGCGTACCATTGAAAAATCTGTTTCACAATAGGCGCTTGTTCCGGGTGAGGGACAAGAAAGCGTTCACGTCCTTCCTGATGAATCAAATAACCATAGGGCGGCCGGGTGCCTATATAGTTGCCTTCTTCAACCGACGCCACACGTCCGCGCTGCATCCGGCGCGTGATCATCCGAAGTTCCTGCCGGGCGAATAAGGTTTGAATCTCCGTCATCAATTCGTCGGATTCATCGTTCAAATCATATGTCTTTGCGGGCGTAACAATGAGGACATTGTGACGGCGAAACGTGTCCAGAATCAGCCCTTGTTCCTGCATATTCCCGCGCCCTAACCGGTCCATGTCCATGACCAGTACGCCTTTTGGCGCATTGGTTTCCATGTCTTCAAGTAGCTTCAACATCTGCGGGCGGTGGAAAAGTGATTCCCCGGACACGATTTCCTCGTATACTTGCGTAACGTTTATCCCTTTTTCCCGTGCCAGACGAAAAAGCGCCTTCCTGTGCTTCGCTAGGGTTTCGCCTTCGCCCCTGGCTTCGGCTTCAAGATCGGCGCGGGACTTGCGGAGATATAACCAGAATTCTCCGGATGGAAGTTTGCTCATGTTGTACCTCCGGTATTATTGACATTTACGATATATGTTTTGCTGGTATTACCGGTTGACAGGACGATTTTGTTTGTTCCGTTGAAATTGAATCCATCTAGTTTAATTACAAAATGTCTGTTGATATAGCGAAAATCATAAAACATCCCTTCGTATAAGCGTTTTCCCTTTTTGTTGTATATCACTCGATCGTTCAATTTAACAATTAAGGGATCATTACTGTTTGCGTAACGTCCAAAAATGTACATTGCAATATCCTTTTTCAGATACCCGGACAAATCAATCGTGATATTTTGGGTGTCGTATAGGTAATATTCTTCTCCATACTGATAATTATCGACCATCAATCCTAAACCAACACTATCAATAATAGTATTTGGATTTCCAAATCTTTTTTCATAAGCATACCGAATATTACTCGGAACACCGTACCATATAAGAAGAAGTAATAAAACAATGAGTCCAACTATAATTTTTGCTTTCATAAGAACACCGTAATAAATTCCTGATCGGTTCAGGGACTTGCTTCATTCGACAAAAAATCCTATTGTAATGAAAGCGCTGACATGGTAAGATTCGCCTTACAACTTCGGCAATTCGACAAATAAATAAGAACAAGTGTTCGCTTTTTTCTCAAAATATGCTAGAATAATACTCACCCAAGCGAAAGGAGAAGGCGAAGAATGGAAAATCTGGCGCAAGTGGTCATTGATCGAAAGGGATTGTCTGTCGTGCCGGTCGAGTTTGTGAAAGTTGTGGCTAACTTTGTTGATCCTTCTTCGCCTTCGCAATCCCCAAAATCAGTTGACGCATCGCCTCGTAGACAACGGGGTCGTCCCGCAGGATGACGCCGTAATGTTTTTCTGTCTCCGATATTACCCGTTCGATCTCGCTTTCGGGATACACAAAATCCCCTTCATCGTTCCCCAATAGATAATCAACGGATACTCCATATAGTTGGGATAACTTAATTATTGCTTCAATGTCTGGTTCGCGCTCTCCAGATTCATATTTGGCGACCGTGCTGTTGTGCACCCCTAAATATTGCGCTACGCGGTTTTGTTTAATCCCCCGCGCTTCTCTTATCATTTTCATCCGTTCCCCAATAATCCTCTTGTTTTCGTTCATTAATGTCACCTCCAATTCCATTAAGCATTATATCCGTTGTTGACACATCGGAAAGAAATGTTTCCAAAAAGCCAAATAACCTATTGACATTGACATATCGCCAACATATAATCAAATCAGAAGTTGGCGTATCGGAAACAACGAAAGGGGTGAACGACATGAATCAATATCTCAATGTCGGCTCTGCCATTAAACGAGTACGACAAGAAAAAGGCGTAACCGCAAGGTATCTGGCAAAAATCTTGAATATCGCTCCGTCTACACTTTCGAAATATGAAAGCAACGAGCGGAAGATCAAGGCCGACAAACTTCCGATTATCGCAGAAGCATTGGGTGTTCCTGTTGACGTTTTTTTTGCCCAAAAAATTGACGAAACGCCAACTTCCATAAGGAACACCGCCTAACAAATAATACCACAACAGAAAGGAGCGATCGAATGGATCTGGTTCTTTCAAACGATCTATCAGTAATTACCGCAGAAATTATCGCACACAAAGGTATGCTGTCGCAAAACGTACTCGAAATTGGGGCAAGGCTTAAGCACGTTCGTGACAACAATCTTGCGCACGGTCAATGGGAACGTTGGTGTAGCGAAGAATGCGGAATCTCTCCCAGAAATGCACGGCGCTACATCAGGATTTATGAACGCTTCGCAAATCGGACACACGTGGCCGATTTGGGTGGACTTCGAAAAATGGACATGCTTGCTGAATTCACGGACGAGGAACTTGAAACGCCTGTCCAACTTCCTTCCGGTGAAACCAAAACGCCGATCCAAATGAACTCATCTGAAATCGAGCAATACAAACGCGCCAAAGCCGAAGCTGAACGCCGCGCAAAAGAAGCTGAACTTCTTGCCAAAGAAGCCGAAGCCCGCGCCGCAGCAGCCGAAGCCGCAGTATTAGCCGAGCGCAACCGCGCCAATCACGTGGAGAAACTCTGGCAACAGGCGAAGAATCAGCCGCCGAAAGTCATCACGCAAACGGTCGAAGTGGTGCCGGAGAGTGTGAAGAAGAAAATCGAAGAACTCGAATTCGCCAACACCAACCTTCGGCACGGGTACCAAAAAGCCAAGGAAAAATTGCAGGAATACGAACTAAAAAACACCGTCGATTTCGACGCCGAAGAAGCACGCAAACAACGCGAAAAACTCCAACACGAAGCGGATTACAACACCTTGGAACTGCGGGTACACATCATGAACTTCATGGAGAAAGTCGCCATCACCAGTTACCTCACAGGGGCAATCGCCGCAGCTGATCCCGTCACCAAGAAGCGCCTTCGAGAAAGCGTGGAGATGCTTGAGGAATTCGTCAACCAAATCAAAGCGGCATTGAACGGCCGCGTATTAGGAGGAGTTATCAATGAGTAAACAAGCACAAGAAGTCGCGCAAGTCTACAGCTTCCTGCAGAAGTCGCTCGAAACCCAGCGGGAACAAGGGAACGCGCTTCAATTGATGCTGAACCGCATGATGGAGATCGAAACGAACGTCAACAACACCGCCGCCGAGATCAAGATTCTGGCGAAGCAAATCAAGGACGAGAACCGGCTGCTGCCGGCCGAGATCGACGAACTGTGGATCGCGGTCCGCGATAAGTCTATCGAACTGGCAAAGATTCGCCACAAGGAAGAAGACGAAAATTTCTCGCGGATCGTCGGAAAGTACCGCAAGAACATTTGGAGCAAGATGAAGCGCCGGTTCGGGACGAGCAAATACATTCACATCCGCCGTGCAGACTTCGATGCTGCAATGAACTTCGTTCGCACGTTTGACCCCGAGGACTATCTGTAATGGATAATCTGATTCACTTTCCCGGCAGCTCGCCGACCAATCTTCAAGAATTGCACGCAGCCATCAGAACGCATTGCGAGGACATTTACTACGGAGCCACACATCCAGAACGAGGCGCCGAACTTATCATGACCCTTATCAAAGAATGGCTCGACCATTCGAATCAAAGATGAATCGCATTTCCCGCATAAGGAGGCGCTTCACATGGCAGAAGTTGTCCGCAAGTCGATCCGGCATATGATACCCAGGGGTGGTCATATGCAACGGACAGCATCAAACGGTGTCATTCTGGATTTCTCTTACGCCGCACAAACGGAAGCCGAGAGACAACAGGTTCTGCGAGAGATTGAAGAAGCAGCGTGGGGGATCGTGGATGAACTGATGGAAAGAGGGGAAGCGGTATAAGCTTCCTACAATGGACAAGCAGGGGGTTACAACCATGACCAAACGGCGCAGACCGATCAAACGAGTACGTCACAACTTCCCGAACAAGGGGGCATGAACATGGCTTTATCGCTGGATCGTTTCGCGTATGGCCTTCCGGATCCGCAAGCACACGAACCCAAAGTCATCGGGAAATGCGCTTGCGGCTGCGGGGAAGAAATCGTCGAAGGCTATGAATACATCGAATATGACGGCGAATGGTTCGCAGATACAAGCTGCTTTCTGAAATTCCACGGTGCCGAATGGAGGGGAGCGGAAGCGGTATGAAGATATTCGTTCTAACGCACGGTGAAACGACGAGTAAGCGAGTCATCGACGGCGGGACCATGTACCACGAAACCCGGATTAACGACCAATTGGTAGCGCACTACAGCATTTATCTCAAGGACGACGAACGGCTGCGGATGATCGGAAAGATGGTCAGAAACGGATGGAAGGAGGTTAGGCAAGATGGAAACGCCGCTGGCGAAGTCCAAAGATTTTCTTGAACGCTTTTGGGACCTGATGCACAAGAAAAGCACCGGCACCAACTTCATAGCCGAATTGGATGAACTGGCACAGAAGGTTCAAGCAGCCCTTGATGAAGTGTACGAAGCAGAGAACGAATTGTCCACGTTGCGCCGGTTCATGAGACGAATCAAGGCAAGGAGGAAAAGCGCATGACGAACGAAGCGGCATTAGGATATATGCTGTTGGCTTCTAGGGAATTGTTAAATGAAGGAGTATTGACAGAATTCGAACTTCACGAATTGCAAAATGCGTTGAAGTACGTCATGGACATCTATACAGAAGAAGAAGCCGAAAAAGCATTGAAACGGGGCTGGTGACATGAAACTCAGCGAATGCACATTGGACAGGCGTTTATACATCGAACTGGCGAAACGAACGGAATCACGAAGAACACGCATTATCTACCTGAAAAACTTCGCTCGCCTCTTGAGGAAGGAGGTGGCGGAGAGTGGTGCAAACGGTAGTCATACGGTGGGCTAAACTCCGGGGAATCACAGAAAAAGAAGCAGCACTTGAGATTAAGTTCCTGATTGATCTCGGCACAGTAAAAAGAAGCCCCATTTACGAGGGGCACAAACAAAATGAACCTACGGCCATTATATCACAACACGGAGGAAAGGGGTATGGATGTAAAAATACGTCTTGTCTTGAAGCATGAAGACGGTCGGTACTTGTCCTGGAACCCGGACCGGTATCTCTTGTCACATAAACTCTCAGATGCGAGACGTTTTGTCTCCACGGAGGAAATATCAACCTTTCTCACCAGCAGCCCATACAGACCGGAAGAAGTTGGGCTGTCGGCAAGTGAAGCCCACGAACCCGCAGTAATCGGAAAATGCGCTTGTGGATGCGGGCAAGAGATCGTATCCGGTTACGAGTATATCGAAGCCGACGGCGAATGGTTTGCAGATACCTCCTGCTTTCTGAAATTTCATGACGCCAAATGGCGCTATGCGGAGGCGATGTGATCATGGCAATGGTCATAGCAGCCACGACGAGAGACATGTCCCGCGATCAGTGGCTGGAAGAGAGGCGGAAAGGTATCGGCGGCAGCGACGCATCTGCTGTCGCCGGCTTGTCCCGGTACCGAACGCCCATACAGGTGTACATGGAAAAACTCGGCTTGATCGATCCGCCTGAAGAAAACGAGGCCATGTACTGGGGGAAGAAGCTGGAGGATCTGGTCGCTGAGGAATTTTCACACCGGACTGGCCTGAAGGTCAGGAGACGAAATGCGATTCTTCAGCATCCGGAATATCCGTTCATGCTGGCAAACGTAGATCGTTTCATCGTCGGCAAGGACGAGGGGCTGGAATGCAAAACGACGAGCGCCTACAAAGCAGATGAATGGGCCGGTGATGGCATCCCATGGGAATATGCGATTCAATGCCATCATTACATGGCCGTGACGGGATTCGGCGCCTGGTGGATCGCGGTTTTAATCGGCGGGAACCGGTTTGTATGCAAACGGATCGAACGGGATGAGGAAATCATCGCCAATCTCATCAAGATCGAATCCGACTTCTGGAACAATCACGTACTGAAGCAAATCCCGCCGGAACCAGACGGCACTACAGCCTCTTCGGAACTCATGAAACGGATTTACCCGGATTCGAACGGACGCGAAGTGGACTTGCCGTCTGCGGTAGAACATTGGATTGAACAGTACGAGCAGGCGGCGGAAGAAGAGAAGGCTGCCGCCATGCGCAAGGAAGAGGCCGCGAACAACATCAAGATGTTGCTCGGGGAATATGAAGTAGGTCTGTACAGGGATTGGAGGATTACATGGCGGAAAGTGTCTTCGTCTCGCCTCGACACCAAACGGCTGAAGACTGAAATGCCGGATATCTACACGAAGTACGCGAACCAAACATCTGTCAGACGGTTTGAAATCAGACGAATGGAGGATTGATTCGATGGCTCATAAAGACTTAAACGCTGCCCTCAGTGCAAAGGCTCAGGGGCAACAGAACGGAAATGGCGGGCAATTGTCCCCAATTGCCGGAGTCAAATCGCTGCTGAACACTCCGGCGATCAAAAAGCGTTTTGAAGAAGTCATGGGGAATCGGGCACCCCAGTTCATGACCAGCATCGTGAACCTGGTCAATTCCGACGCTAATCTCCAGAAATGCGATCAGATGAGCGTGATCAGTTCCTGCATGGTGGCTGCCACTCTGGATTTGCCCGTGGACAAAAACCTCGGTTATGCCTGGGTTGTTCCATACGGAACCAGAGCAACCTTCCAGCTTGGGTACAAGGGATATATTCAATTGGCGCTTCGGACAGGCCTCTACAAGGCACTCAATGCACTGCCAGTCCACGAAGGCGAACTGGTGAAATGGAATCCGCTGACGGAAGAACTGGTGCTCGACTTCGAAAAGAAAAGGTCCGACGCCATCATCGGCTACGCCGGCTACTTCGAGTTGGTCAATGGATTCAGAAAGGCTGTCTACTGGACCAAAGAGCAAATCGAGGCTCATCGGAAGCGTTTCGCGAAGAGCGACTTCGGTTGGAAAAACGACTTTGACGCTATGGCTCTCAAGACGGTCATCCGCAACATGCTCTCGAAGTGGGGGATTCTCTCCATCGAAATGCGGATGGCGTACAGTAACGACGTCGATACAAAGCTGGAGTACGGCGAAGATCCGGCTGTGAATGATGCCAGCATCATCGACATTACACCCGAAGCAGAAGCGGAAGAAGAATACGTCGCTGCGAACGAGCCGTCTAATGTCAAGGCTGAACCCGGTCAGTCCAGCCTTGATTTTGGATGAATTTTCTCAAGGGTGATGTCGTTCGGTTGAAGTCCGGCGAAACGGGCGAGGTCATCGAGGTCTGGGGCCTCGCTCGGACGTTCGCCAGAGTCCGAACGAAAGATTGGATCTTGCTGGTGATGGAGGATGACATAGCAGAAGTTGTAAGGAGGAGAGCGGCTAAATGAAATGGTTCGGATTGTCGCGGGCTGTTCACGAGAGCTTCATACCAACCTACCACGAATTCGTGCGGGCGATTCTCTCGCGCCCGCGCCGGCGGAAAGCGAGGCGATGAACGTGATCAAGAGTTAAAGGCCCGCTCTCTCGGCATCTGTGAACTGTGCGAGAAAGCGCCGGCTACAGAGCGGGCGCACCTGATCGTCCGGCGAAGAATCAACCACAAAACATCGACGCTTGATCTAGTTCATGTGTGTACGCCTTGTCATAGGTGGTTGGACGGAACACCAGAGGGAATCAGGTGCAGGA